TTATTTTTGGAGCTGGTGACAGGAGTTGAACCTGCAACCCACTGATTACAAATCAAATATATTTTGCGGTATATCGTTATAATGATTAGATTTGTTTGCTTATTGTTAGCTTATGAAGTTTAAACTTGAGTTTTGGTTAGTCTATCACATTTGCAAAAATATTGCAATGATGCAATCAAATTGTCCTTATTTTTCGCATCACAAGCTCATATTCCTTGGGATACACAAGCTTAATGGCGCTCATATGCTCGTCCAGAATATCCATCAGTGCGCCAAAAGGGGCGGCGCTTGCAGCTTCCACAAACTCGCTTTGAGGCGGCCCGGATGTAGAGTATGCCTGGAGCATCGGCTCTGGCATGGCCTCAATATGGGACGCTGAATCCTGTTTTTCTTCTAGCTCATCTCGCACAGTGCAAAGGGCAGCAAGCTTGTTGACGCTCTGCCAACTGGTTTCCTCGCACTTGAGCTTGCGGATATGCTCGTTGATCTCGTCAATGTCCATGCCTGCCACCCTCTTCCTTATGCGTTCCGCAGAATGTCGGCTGCCCGCTTGTATGCGTCGCGCTCCGCGCCGGTGGCCTCCTGCATCATGTCCTCAATGTCGGAGATCATGCGCTCACGGCCATCCGTGCGGGAGTAATGCCCACGAACATAGTGACGGCCACGGTTGGCGTAGCTGTTGCCCCGGTTGTAACCGTTTCCGGCATCGTGGCCGAAGGTTCCGCGCATGTCAGCTTCCCACTCGCCCGTACGGCTGTACTCGCCGCCATCGCAGTAATCCTCGATGCGGTGGATGTCCAGAATGATGTCCACGATCTCGCCGATCATCTCAACATCGCCAGGGGACCGGTTCTTTTTGTCGGTCAGCTCCATGAGCTCGTCGCACATCTCATCCTTCAAATGATTCAGTTTATCCAGCATGACTTTATCTCCTTTCTTATGCTACCCGCTCAACGATCAAGTTGCTGTTTGCAATGCTGACTGCCTGCGTACTGGTGTTTTTGAGCGCCACGGTGACGCAGCAGCCGCGCGGCACCTCGATGAAAGCGGCCACGAAAACGTTGAAGTAATTTTCGACTGCCGCCGGGGTGACAATGGCTGTCGCACTGGTCAGCGACTCACCGCCGACAGCCAGCGCCACGGAAATGGGCCCCACGGTGCCACCGGTGGGAATGGCGACATTGCCGCCAAAGCTTACCTTGAAGCGCGCTTTGCACTGATTGGTCAGACCCCGCATGGTCACAAGGCCGCTGCCCTCACGATGCACAATGCACGCAGGCGCGTTCACTGCGGTCTCGGTCAGGGGAAGGTTCTGGCCCGCTGCCACGCTAACGGTGTTAGAATTGCTAAATTCGGCCATTTTATCGGCTCCTTTCATAATAAAAACGCCGGGACTACTGCCCCGGCGCTCTGGTTTGCAAAATCAGCTCAGGGGCTGAACAGACTACAAATTGAAGTCAGTTGCCGTGATTCAGTTATGCGCAGCTGCCGCAGCCGGTCCCACAGCCATAGTAAATGGCATTGGGGTTGGGCACCTGATAGGCAGGAACAGGAACTTTCTGCTGCAAGGTGCCGATGATCTGGTTGGTCTGCGCGTTCATCGCGGTGGTCAGGAGAGCGCTCTGGCGGTCCTGAGAAGCGGCCCGGCGCAGCTCGTTATTCTCGCTCTGGAGAGTAGCGATCTTATCGTTGGTCAGGAAGTCGAGCACCGCGCGGGTGTTGCTGTTCTGATTCTCGATGATGTCCCGGGTGTTGTTGTTCATGGCGTTCTGTGTCGCGCAGAAGCCCTGCTGCATCTGGTTCCGGGTATCGCACTCCTGAGTGGCCAGATTGTAGTTGACACCCTGAATGGCGGTCTGGGTCTTGCAGCAGCAGTCCGCCAGCTGTGTAGCCAGAGCGTTCTGCCCCTGCATCAGTGCGACGTTGGTGCTGTTGAAGCCCTGCTGCATGGCGTTGGTGACGCCGTTGAAGCCCTGAAGCATCCCGGTGTTCATGGCATAGAAGCCGTCACACAGGCCGTTGTTGATGCCGTCCAGCTTGCCCACGATAGCCTGTGTGTCAAAGCCGCGCTGCAGATCTGCCTGCGTGACAGCGCTGGTCATGTAGGGCGAAGCGCCGCCCATGCCCATACCGCCGCCCCAGCCAAAGCCGCCCATGCCGCCCCAGCCGAACATACCGAAGATAAGGAAGAGGACAATCCATCCCATCCAGTCGCCGCCCCAGCCGTTGAAGCCGTTGCTGTAACCATTGGCAGGCTGTACAGGCATGGTCAGAACCGTGCTATCAGAAGAAAGAGACATAGTTTTACTCCTTTACGTTAGATTTTTGAAATTTATTCCAAATGCGGCCGCATTTTAGAATCCAAACATACCTTTCATGCCATTGAGCATCGGGGCGATCTGCTGCGCCCGCTGCTGAATGGCGTTGAGCTGCTGCTGTGAGAGCTGACCGGAGGTGAGCATTTGGTTTATCATCTCCTGCGGGTTTTTCCCCTGCATCTGGCCCATAAACTGCTGAAACTGCCCACCAATGGGGTTCTGGGCCTGTCGGCCCATCGAATTAAACAAGCTGCTGCCCATCGTTTAGCCCTCCTTTTCCGGCTCTTGTGCTTCCTGCTTTTCCAGTGCCGCCAGCTTTGCCGCCAGCGCGTCAAACTCCTTGCGGGTGACATACTCCCCGCCTGCGGCTTGCGTGGCTGCAATCGACGCTTTGGGGGCTGTGGTGCGTTCCTTGTAATCGTAGATGCGCAGAGGGAATGGCCTGCCGTCCTGCCCCACTTCTTTGATGTAAAAGGTGTCGGAGTCTGCATCCAGCAAAAGCACCCGGCTGCCGTTGGCTACCAGATAGCCCCGGGCCGCTGCCTCTCCCTGCACCCAGATAAAACCGCTGTCAGCCGGTGTGGTCTGTGCCTGCATTGTCGGCATCATAACCGGCTGCGGCTGGTACTGTGCCGCCCGGAGCTGCTCAAGCTGCCCCTGCGGCTGTTGCGAGTAGTACGCCTGCGGGTATCCGTTATAAATTGGCATGGCTTAGTCCTCCTTGTACCAGTAGTAGATCGGGCATTCTGCACCGCTGTCCCAGCTGTCCCACCACTCGCCGTTGATGACAGCCAGAACGTGGCCGGAGCAGCCCAGCACATACACGCCGCGAGGGTACTCCCGGGCAAAATCTGCCACAGTGTAACAGGTGGTGCAGTCTGCCTCTACCATGCGGCGCTTAAACCCGCGCTTTTGAAGGTACGCGCCCCATGTGCGGTTTGCGCTAGGCATATCGCCGAGGGCAAATCCGGTCAGCGCCAATCCAATGTAGACCTGCTCCCAGCTCTGCCCTGTGGCAGCCGCTACAGCACGCACGGCGCAATCTCCGACGCTGCTCCCGTGAGGGTTTGGGTTAAATTTGCGCCACATCGGGACCGCCCTCCTTTGCGCCCAGTGTAGCAGAGCCGCCCGGCGGGAGAGGCAACGAGCGACCAACGAAGGACAAAAATGCTCTATTTTGCCAAAAGAAAAAAAGTGCTCATTGAGCACAAAATTTTACAAATAGGCTTGACTTTTGCGCTCAATGAGCGTATAATTAAGACAGTGAAAGACACCAACACACAACAACATGGAGGTACAAAATTATGAGAAACGCTATTGAAATCGCCGCTGACATCCGCAAGTCCGATGTCTGGGATTGCGAGCTGTGCACCGAGCTGTGCAAGGCAGCTGACATGGAAGAAGAGTGGGAAGCTGCATCCGCTGGCGATTACGACTGGAACGACCCGAATCGCGGCCCCTCGTTTGAAGAAGTCGTTGAAGCCGCCGCCGAAAAACTGGGCGTTGAGATCTACTAAATAAAAAAGCCCCGTCAAGTGCAGCGAACACCTGACGGGGCTTTTGTGAAAGACGTACCATGGAGGTACACGAACATATTATCATGCGAAAGAAAGGAAGTCAACCATGTATAGCAAAGCAGAACTTTTTGGCATGGCTGCCAAGCAGCCGAAAGAAGTTTTTCTCGGTAACGTCACCCTCAGCATCCCGGACGATTCCGATGGCTGCGCCGATCTGGACGCCGAGACCGCCCGCCTGTCCCATCTCTGGGACGTCTCCCGCATGAGCGTGCGGGAGATGGTGGTGGCATCCGGCATCAGCCAGACCGCCTTTGCAAAGGGTGCGGGCATCCCGCGCCGCACGGTGCAGGGCTGGTGCCTGGGCGAGAGGGAGTGCCCGGTGTATGTACGCTTCCTTCTGGCCGAGCACTACGGCCTGATCTGAGGAAAATGTTATGGCAGAAGATTTGACTGGAAAGCATTTTGGAAAGTGGACGGTACTTGCGCCGTCTGAAAAGCCGCACTACTACACATGCCAGTGTGAGTGCGGAGTGGTAAAAGACGTGTATGACAGCTCCCTGCGTCTTGGCAAAAGCCGCAGCTGTCTGTCTTGCGCGAATCGAGGGCAAAAGCCAGCCATGACGGAGACGGCTTTGCGAAAAGCGAAGAAAAAAGAAGGACAGATTATTAACGGATGGAAAGTATTGGAAGTTTTGCCCGAAAAGAGGTCGGGCTGTTTTCTGTGCCGTGCTATTTGCCCGAAATGTGGGAAGGAAACCACCGTAAAGATCACAAGGCTTTCTCGGATCCAGCATTGCGCAGATTGCAACAGGGATATCGGAAAGAAAGCTGAGACAATTCACAGCACCGCTTACGCGGACGGCTCTTCCCTCATGTCGATTCGCACAAGGGTCAAAGGTCATATCAACAAGAACTCCACTTCTGGCGTGAATGGTGTGTGCAAAGACCACCACGGCCGATGGCGTGCATATATCAATTTTCGGCGGAAGCAATACCATCTCGGCAGCTATAACACGATCGAAGAAGCCATTGCAGCCCGCAAGGAGGCCGAAAATCTGATTTATGCACCATACCTCAAAGAGCACGAGGGCTGGGAAGAAGAGCTTGCAAGCAGTCTCGAAGAACTCAAAAAAGAGAAGAAATAGAAACGCCCCCGATGCTCCAAACGGAACACCGGGGGTTATTACGCGTCTCCCGCATGGTACGCACTGTAAGTAGGCGGGCAGGAGACTGTATCAACTAAAAATGCCTACTTCTGCTATCGCAATTTTGACGTATGCGCACTATTCAAAACCGTTCAAGCATTTTCGGGCTTGCTATGGCTGGAATTGAACCAGCGCAATAGACGGGGTGCGCCCTGCTCTACCTACTGAGCTACATAGCTTTTTAAATATCCACCCTAATGCGCTTCTTCGAGAGGCCGGGTGGATTTGTTGATGTTATTTTACCACAATTCGTGCAAAAAGAAAAGCGGCAGACCCGAAAGCCTGCCGCTTCAATGCGTTTTCGTGAGAAAATCGCACCCAATTAAGATTATAATATCACACATCCAGCATTTTTTCAATGCCTTTCAGCCGGTAGCCTATCGCCGTCCGGCTGTAATGAGTCTGTGCTGCAATGTCCGGCAGCGGGAGCCGCTCAACGTACCGCAGTAAGGCTATCTTACGGTCAACCCTCCCAAGCGGTGCGCTCTTGATAGTGGCGGTCATCTGCTGTCGGCCAAGTCCTTGCAGCGCAGCGGGCAGCACCACGCGAGCCGCCGCCACAGGCAGAACCGAGCCAGAAAGGCTGCGGGAGCTGTCCTGCGTTGCGCACCTTAGCGGTGACGACACCGAGATGGTATGACCTTGCAGGTTTAATCCACAGGTCGCACACAGCGGGCCACAAAATGGGATAGGCGCGCTGGTCGTAATAATAGCGCTCGTATGTAGTGCTTGCCATGATATCCTCCTTACTGTGTGATTTCCTCAGCGTTCGCTTTGTCCTCTGCGTCCAGCGCGTCATAGTACGCCTGCGCAAGGGCTTCCACCTCTGCGATGTCGTCCTCCGTCAGCAGACCGCTGTCCAGATGGGTGTATGCCCGGTCCAGCCAGTAGGCCACGTCGCGTCCTGCGGCGATCTCCCGCTTAAGGGAGCGCAGGGTCAGGTCGTGGCGGGCTTTGCTTTTGATAGCCATGTGTACCTCCTTTAGGTCATGGACGCTACTGCGTCCTCAAGGTCCGTAATGCGTTTGATGGGGTCAGCCCTGCCGGTGACGGTTACGCTGTCTGCATCGGTCATAACAGTGTTGATTCCAGAAAGTGCAGAGATGGGATGTGCACCGGTGGCGGTGATGGGGACGGGGGTTTCCAGCTTGTAGGCAATTTGCACAGGGGTTCCGGCCGCATACTGGGCGGCGAGGTAGGATTTAAGTGATGCTACGGCACTTTTATCATCTGATGTATCAGACAGCATGGCTGTCTTGACGCTGTAGATTACGTATCTAGAACCCTGATTAAGTACATTGGCAAAGCCGATGCCCTCGTTGCGTCCTCCCCATACGTCAATATTTTTATACGGCAGGGCGCTGCACAGAATTTTATTGCTACTGGGGTCGTAGTCATTGATAGCATAAGTATAAAAGCCTGTGACAGCTGCGTTGTTTTTATTGACGCCCCAGGTCTCCCACTTTTCTGTCCCATCCAGCGTAATCAGTTTCCACGTCTCCTGCCCATCTCCCGTCACCGCATCCACCGTGCCGCCGTAGATGGTGTGGGGGATGGTAAGGGTTGCGGTTTGGCCGGTGTAAGGGGCGCATGGAGTGTTTGGGACAATAGATACACAGAAATTGTTCACATCTCCGCTCCATTTACAGTAGCCAAATTTAAGCACCACTGTTTCAACAGTCTTAAATGTGACGCCGCGAAAAACAGCAGTCTTCCTCCCGTTTGGAATTTTCCCTGCCGTAATAATTCCAAATTCCTGAACCGTTATTGCTTTCCGCTTACCATCTGCTCGGTTCGTGAAAAGCATAGTACCTAATTCCTTAATTTCAGCGTTTAGTGTATCGAACGAAATCTCAACGTCAGCTACTATCTCGGTTGGAAGTTCGACCGCGATTAAATCCTTGTTCGGCGTAGAAATGTCAGATATTCTGCTTAGATTCTCCCCGCACCTTGTCACCGTCACGCTGTCCCTGCCCTTGATGGGCCGGATATTGTCAGGTGACGGCTCTCCACTGCCCTCCTGCGTCGGCTCCCAGCTCACCTTACAGCCCAGCGGATATCCTGCCACGGGGTAGCACACCACAGGATTCCCGGTTTCCTCCAGCGGCGGGCAGAGCACATCCACGATGTGCTTGCTGCTCCACGGAGAGCTGTCGGTCACGGTGGTATCGTCGATTTGCGGTGCATCTTTGCCGTCTGCACCTGCCGGGCCAACGTCGCCCTTAGGCCCCTGTGGTCCGGTGTCGCCGGTGTCACCTTTCGGCCCCTGCTCACCCTGCGGGCCACGCTCGCCCTGAATGCCCTGTGGCCCCTGTTCGCCACGAGGACCAGTTTCACCCTGCGGGCCGGTGGCACCAGTCGCACCGGTAGGGCCGACTTCGCCACGCTCACCTTGCGGACCAGCCGGGCCGACCGGGCCGGGATCGCCCTTTTCACCCTTAAAATCGCCGCTTGCGATGCCGTCTTTGAGCGCTTTCAGGCTGTCAGCGGCTTCCTGAGCGCTTTGGTCTGCATTGCCTGCACTGGTGGCGGCTTCGCTGGCGGCGGTCTGGGCATCGGTCTTGGCCTGCTCTGCGGCGGTGGCATCGGTGTGCACGGCATCCACCAGCTCCTGCCAGGCAGGTGTGCCAGGCTCCGGCATGCTGCCGTCCTCCGTGCCGGAGTTGGCGCTGACGCGATACCGCAGGTCAGCGCTAGTCACGGTCTTGGTGCCATCGCTTCCCTCGAAGGTCACGCACCCATTGCCGGGCTGTGCGGTAACGCTGGCGGGCACGGCCACAGAGCCGTCTACCACCAGCGAGGATGCCGGATCAGAGCCGCCCGGGACGTGCCAGAAAGCCCGGATGGTCAGCCCCTCCCACTCGCCGGTTGCATCGACGTGCAGGCGGTACACGCCCTTGTTTTTGGTGTAGCCAAAGCGCACCAGCTGCTCATAGCCCGGCACTTTGACGACGCCATTTGATGCGAGAGATACGCTTTGCTCAATCATGGGTTACTCCTTGTTGATGGTGGGCTTCTTTTCTGCCAGTGCCTTTTTCATCATGCCGACGGCCTTTTCAATGACGGCATCCAGCACTTCGTCGGTGATGATGGGCTTCAGCCAGTCCGGCAGTGCGCCGCGCAGTGCGGCAAAGACCTGTGCCTTTTTCTTGGCACCCTGGCCGCTGCCCATGATGCTGTCCTCGGCGATGGTCACCAGCTCCAGGGCCCAGGCTTTGACGTACTGCTTGTAGCCCAGGCGAATGGCGCCCACGGCCAGGGAGATAAAGCCCAGGACCATCAGAACCAGGGCGACGGGGGTGGGGATAAAGTTAAGCATTGCTTCCATGTTTTGTTACTCCTTCCATCAGGTAGTTATCAATTTTTGATTTGCTTGCTTGAATTGCCGCTACGTTGTTTCCGGTCAGCTTCGATTCAAGCAAAGCACGGACGGCTTCCAGGGTAAGGCGGTTCACCTCATCAATTTCGGTAAATCGGCTAAGGTCTCGGGTCAATGCGGCACCGTGAGAGAGATATCCTTTCTCTAAGGCTCCAATGCGTCGGTCCAGCTCGTCCAAGCGCAAATTCTGGGCCGTGTCCGGCTCTTTCGCCTTTTTGAGGTACTTGTGGATGATATCCAGTATCTTATCCACCGTGATAGCTCCGGCGCACACGCTGCCCAGGATGCCCAGCATCCAAACGAGAGCTTGTTTTTCGGTCATTTGCCCTCCCGGAGACGGGTCAGGCCCTTCTTGCAAATGGTCTTCGGGTAGTTGCGTGTGGTCACGTTGAGGTCAACGTTGCCGGAGATGCCCGGAATGCTACCCTTGCTGGTGTGCTGGTGAGAGCCATACGCAAAGGTAACGTCAGGTGTTTTGCCGGTGTAGTCTGCCAGCCATACATCGTAGGGGGCAAGGGATGCACCGCCCATGTACAGGCGTGTCTTGGCAAAGCTGGTGTAGGTGTACAGCTGGGCATAAAAACCCATGTCCTCCACCTTTTTCAGGGCGTAGGCTGTCAGGTCGGTCAACGCTTGCTTGCCCAGGACCCGGAATTTGTTATCTTCCACGTCCACTGCTACCGGCAGCTCCAGCGTCTTGCCACGCAGGGCGTCAGCCAGTAGGGAGAGTTCTGCATCTACCATCGCCTCGCTGGTGGCGTAGGTATAGTAGTAGACGCCCACTGCCAGACCTGCCGCTTTTGCATGGCGGTAGTTTGCTTCAAAGGTCGGGTCGATGTACAGGCCGTCTGCTCGCTTGGAGAGCCTGCGGTTTGTGCTGACGGTCTTGAGCATGACGCCCTGATAGCCAGCGGCCTTGACCTTCTTCCAGCCCTCCGGTGTAATGCTGCCCTGATACCGGCTTACGTCGATATAGCGATAGGGCGGTTCTCCTGTCCACTCGGTCACAGATGCCATTGTGTCCTCCTGTTCTGCCTGTTCTTCTGCCAAAGCGGCAAAGAACCGGCTCAAAAAATGAAAAAGTGCAGTCAAAAATGCATTCATGGTCAGCTTCCTTTACTCGCTGGTCTTTTCGGATTTCTTTTCCTTCTCCGCCAGCAGCTCGATCAGCTCCTTGTACTCGGCCTCGGTGATGCGGCCAATGGCGTAGAACACGTCCAGCTTGTCCGCAAGGCCAGCGGTCTGTCCGCGCTCGATCAGGCGTTTACAGATACGATACAACATAGTTTTTACCTCCTTATGTGGTTCTTGTGTCAGTGGTGGTGTCGTCGGTCAGTCCCAGCTCCAGCAGGGCGACGCGGTATTCCTGATCTACCGCCAGGGCGTCCGTGTCCGCCTGCGCGGCCTGCGTCTCGGTCAGCAGCTCGGCAAGAGTAGGGTAGTGGTAGCCGGAGAGCCAGATGTCTACGGTGTAGCCGCCGGTATTTATGCCCGACTCTGCCAATTCAAAGTGCAGGGTCCCGTCCGGTCGGAAAGTCGTGTTGGATGCATAGATTCCATCGCCCTTGCCGAAGTTGTGGTTGACCGTGCCGCCTTTTGCGATATCTACTTCTTCACCGTATGTTTTGCCACTGTCGTTGTACCTCGACTTAACGTGCACATAGTCAAGGCCGTCTGGCATTTTGATGTCGTAGGAATGCCACCTTTTTCCGGTTTCCACGTGGTAGTTCCACACCAGCCGGGGCTCCGACTTTACCGCCACGGCGGCAGCGATCTTGTCATTGAGCGTCTTGCCGCTCAGGGTGCCGTCCGCAGCGATGTCCAGATAATCGCCCACCTTCACGCCGCCCAGCTGGTCTGCCGTAGCGGGCGGCAGGGCGTAGGGGGTGCCGAACTTGGCGTCGGCCTGGGCTTTGGTATACCTCTGAGCCAGGGCGTCGCCGGTCGCCTTTGCGTCAGCCGGTGCACCAGATACGGTCAGGGTCGTGTCAGTGGACACGATAACCTTTGCGTCGGCGGCACTCTTTGCAGCTGCTTCCTCGCTGACCTTTGCGGCAGATGCACTAGACGCGGCAGCAGTTTCACTGGCCGCTGCTTCTTCGGCACTGGAAGCAGATTCCTCGGCTTTCGATGTCGAAATACCTGCCTGCTCTTGCGCTGCGCTTATGGCGCTTGCAGTGGCGTCTTTGACTGTCTTGGCTGCTGCTGCGGCCTGTGCTGTGGCAGTTGCCGCCGCGTTTGTGGCTGTTTCCGCACTCTGAACAGCTTCTTCCTGCCGCGCGATAACAGCTTCGCCATACTGCTTCACATACTCAAAGCCCTGTGCAAGGGCTTCCCGTACTTCCACGCCGCGTTCTGCATTGCGGACTTCGGAAATTGCTTCGTCAAATGTCTTATCCAATTTATCACCCCTTTGCGGATGCATAGCCCTTCAGCGAGCGGCTCAGGTCATAGGCGTCACTGGCTTTTCGTGCGCTCAGGGCCTGCAAGTCGCTGACGCTGGAGAAATCAATGCCCAGCGTGAATTCTTTTTTGTCCGGCGCGTCCAAAGGCTCCACAAGCTTAGAGCACAAAAGCCAGGTGTTCACCCCGTGCGGGTTGGAGTAGATGTGTGTCATCTTGCCAAAGCCAAGGCGGGCGATATCCACGCCGGCATCCTTGAGGTCCACAGCCTTTACCGTGATTCCGTCAAGGTAACGCAAGTTTTTGGACAGCTCCGCGTTTGCGGCATCCAGAAGCGACTGCGTTGTGTTTTCGGTTCCGTCCTGCACAATGACCCGCGCGATGATGCCAAACAGCTTTTGCGCGGTGGCGTCGTTAGCGGTTGCCGTGATGGTGTTGGTTTTCTCCCACAAAAACCAGCCGGATTTCTTTTTTCCGACGGCAATGACGCGGGTGACAATATCCTCTGCTTTGACGTAGCTGCTCAGGTCGAGCAGGTTTGTGCCGAATGCGATGGGCTGCCCGTTTTTCTCCTGCACTTCCCGGACGTAGTCCAGATACCGGGCCCCGTTTTCGTGCCGGACGATCAGATAACCGCCGTATACATCCACAAGCTCATTTTGGATGACATCCCATGTAACGCCAAAATTTCGTCCATCGCCAAAGGTGTACCGTGGCGCAGAATCGTAACGGACCACGGAAGAATCCGGCAGGGCTGCACCGTTGAACAAGACGGCATAGCCGTCTCCCTGCTTTTCGATTTTCCAATTTTTCGAGACCGTGTCTTTGAGATCGTATTCCGTCTCAGGCGGAAGGGATTTTGAGTGCGTGGCGCATGTGATATCCGGCGTAACCGTTCTTTGCGTAGCTTCGTGCGTCTGGCCATCTCCGTCCAAGGGCAGGGCCACATTTACGCTCACGGAAAACAGGCCGTTTCCTGTGCGCCAGATATACCCGTTTATGGAAGAATCTGCATGCTTTTCATTCAGCGTCCAGCTGTACGCGGATGGATCCGGGGCCGTGTCATCATCCGAGTAGCCGACTTCATATTGGCTTACAAGCTGTACGCCGGACGAGGTATAAAGTCCATATTCATACCTGTAATCGCCGTCACTATCCGGAGTACCCGCCATGTAATCCAGCTTCATCACGCAGTTATGCAGCTCTGGCACCACCACGCTGGTGCTCGGAAAGCCAACATTTCCGCAGGTAAACGCCTTGTATGCGTCCACCATGCCGGTATGGTTTTCCAGCAGAAACGCAAGAAACTGCTTGATTGTCACGTCTTTGGCTGTATATGGCGCAACGGAGCTGTCGTTGAGGTAGGCCAGCTCTCCCTCGCAAAAGACTTTTTGACGCAGCATAAAATCCTGCTCATGGCTCATGGGCCTGCCCTCCCAGATGCGCACACCGTCTTGTTCTACGGACACGGTCGTGCGCATTTTTTGCAAAGCTGAGTGGGCCACATTGCCAAGCGGCAGGGTGAATTCCAAGCTGCCGGCCTTGCTCACCTCCCGTGTCAGAGTTGGACTGATGAGCTTTTTTGTGTCCGTGTAGTCCGTTGGGTCGTAAATGCAGGTCTTTGTCTTCCACACGTCAACGCCGGTCTGGACGCCCGCATAAACTTTATAGCTCATAAGCTGCCCCCCAGATATCGGATGCTGATACTGCAATCTGCAGACGCCGCAAAGATGAGAGTACCTACAACGCCATCCGGCATATGCAAGCCCTCAATGTACTGCCACTCTGTAGACTTTGCAAGGATGCCAACCTCAAGGCCATTGAGAGACACCGCAATGTCCGCAGCGTCCTCGCTGCGCTTGAAGTAGATGCCAGCCGCTCTTGGTGCACCGGTGATGGTTACGGTGATGTCCTTGTTGGCTTTGAGCTGGATATTCGTATAATTGCGGATAATCGCCGTATCAAATACAAGGTCATCCCACAGCCAGTCATCAGAGCCGTCGTATACACTGCGCTTGAAGGGGCTGCAGGTGCCTGTGATGGTGAACGCACTGGAAAGCCGGTCGCGCGTCATGGACACGCTCCACAAGCCCTCCCAGTAGAAAGATGGGTCATTGTCGAACTTACATTGAAGCCATTTGCCATGGATGGCGTTTGCGATCCGGCTGTAAAGGGTCGGCCAGGTTTTTTTGGGCGCCCTGCACAGCAGCTCCATGGTAATGGTGCGCTTTTTGTAGTGTGGCCTGCCGTCCAAAGAACTGGTCAGGTTGAGCAGCGTATCAGAGCCTGGCACCTGTACCAGGTACTCGTCCACCTCCGCGCTGCTGATCTTCGGGCTGCCCACTTTGAGGTACAGACCCCAGTCCGTGAGGGTATGATAATCGCCGATTTTTGCGCCTTGCAATTTTGCCATTACACACCCCTCGCTTTCCTCGTCACGGTCACACCGATGCGCGCGTCAACATTTTGTGCCATTCTGGGCGAAATGACGCCCACCAGCTCGCCGGAATCCATGACCACCTGACCGGTGCCAATGGCAGGCAAATGCTCGTCCAGAAGCTCCTCGATGCGCTCCAGAATGCTGGTCTGCTTGTCTGCGTGGCTGCTCTGTCCAATCACGCGGTACTGCATCGCAGACCGCGTAGAAAACTCGTTCAGGCTGTCGTACACGCCCACATCGTCAAACGGGCTCTTGTAATTATTGACCGGGTCTTTGCTCTTTTTGTTTTTGGCCCACAGCGCAAGCCCGATGCCGCCAGCTGCAGCGCCCGCAGCGCCAACGCCCAGGATCAGGGCAAGGACGGGGTTCGCTGCCACAAAGGACACGATGCCGCCCAGTGCAGAGGTGATGCCGCCTGCCATGCCGGAAAAGCTCTGGACGATGCCGCCTAGTGCTCCGCCCACGCCGCCGGAGCTTGCAAGGCCCTGCACGATCTTAGAGAACGCCTTTACAGACGTAGTAGCACCATCCACTCCGGCAGTAATGCCGTTTGTGAAGATGCTCTGGATAGACCCCAGCGCCTTGCCGATGCCACCGCTGAAGTAGCCCTCATTGACTGCGGTCAGCGCGTCCGCAAGCCACTTAGAGATCACGTCACGCTGATCCTGCGACACTTCGCCCCAGATTAGATTGACAAAATCCAGAGCGAGACCGCCCCAGTCGCCATTTTTGGCGTCACTAAAGGCGCTTTTTACCAGCCCGAAAATGCCCTTATCCAGCTGGCCGGAAGCCTCACTCAGCTGCTGGTCAATGCGGCTCTGGGTGCCCTTTATGCTCTTGTCGATAAGAGTAGAGGTCTCGTTCACCTTATCTTCGATTCCGTCGATGTAGGTGATGATCTTCTCGTAGGTCTCCGCGCCGTTCTCGCCGATGCGCTGGCCGGTCTCTGTGACGGTCTTCTTGATATGCTCGCTGCCGTCGGCGTACTTTTCTGTAGCTTCCTGGATTTTTGTTGTGATGCCGTCAAAGGTGGTTTCCGAGACGTTGGTAAAGGTGCCCAACAGCGTTTTTGACATGTCGTCATAGGTCTTTGTGACCTTTGTGACCGTGCCGTTGACTTTGGTCTCGACCTGCTTAAAGGTTGTTGCAACGCCGTTCACCATCTCCTTGCCGGTCGTGGTGGTGGTCTCGGTGATACGATCTTTGATGTTGCCCGCGCTATTCTTGACCTTTTCGGTAATGGTCTGGATGCTGGTGGTCACGGTGCCCAGCGCATTCTGTGCGGTGGTCGTGGCAGTGCTGGAGATGGACGAAATGACCGTTTCGGTGGTGGATTTTGTGCCGGATTTTTTCTTGGTCGTGCCGGACGGGCTTGTGGTGATGCTGCTTCCACCGTCACCGATTGCTGCAGCAAGCTCTGCCTGACGTTCAGACCAGCTCTTATTACTGACGCTTGTGCCGTTCAGGGCGTTTTGCCGAAGGCGGTTTCGGTTATTCTGCTTTTGGGTATCTGTCCGGTAATCGTCATAGCTTGTGTAGTCTGCATAAGCGTCTTTTCCAAGCGCCTTGTTCAGCCAATAGCTAGCCTTGTCTAAAGCAGTCACCGCAGCATTGCCAAGCTCAACAAATTTGTTCTTGATGCTTGTGATCGGGCCGCTCAGACCAGTAATCGCCCCAGCCAGGCCAAGCCACCCGTCGGTTTTGTAGGCTTCCTGTGCTGCGACGAGCATGTCGTTCAGATTGCCGATTACAACGCCGACGCCGCTGGATAAATCGCCGGTCAGCAATCCCGCCAGCTGCTTGACATTGTCCTGCAGGGTAGACATGCGCCCATTCATGGTCTGGCTCTGTGTCTCCATAGCACCGTAGTAGCGCCCGCCCTCTTCGCTGGCTGCGATAAGAGCCTGAGACAGCAAGTCATAACTGATGGTCATGTTCTGGACTTCCTGCACCGATTTACCGGTATAGTCGGCCAAAACCTGATAGATGTTGATGCCTGCATAAGCAAACTGCTTGATGTCAATGCTTGCAGCCTTGCCAACGTTGGCGATCTGCTGCAGGTTCTGCGCCATGCGGGACAGTTCCGCATTGCCGCCGCCTGCCGCATTGACTGCGTTGCCAAGTGCCAGAATGACCTTTTCGGAATACCCGGCGTTTTCACCCGCGCTGATAAGCAGCTGGTTTGCCTGCGTCAGAGCTTCGACGTTGAACGGGGTGCGGGCGGCGTCCTCCTGAATCTTTGCCATGGCTTGTTGTGCAGCTTCCGCGCTGCCCAGCATATTGGTAAAGCCGGTGGTGTATTTCTCGATCTGGGCGTTATACTCAATGCCGGAAGAGATAAACCCCTCTGCGGCACTGAGTGCAGCGGAGTAAAGCTTCGAGAAAACGCCCGCCATGACCGTGCCCTGCGCAATGGCACCGGCCAGAGACTTGCTGGACCCCGATGCGGCATCCCCAAAGCTGTTCATGTACCCTTCCGCAGTTTTCAGTCCCTGTGCCGTGGTATTGAGTTGGGCCTGAGCTTCTTTCAGCTTCTGGGCAAATTCCTTAGTTTCTTTGGAGGTTTCTCCGGTCTCTTTCCGTGATTTCTGATAGGCTGCCGTAAGGTGAATAACCTCACTGTACAGCCGGTTATAATCCTTCATCATGGTGGAGACAGCGGACTTAGTCTGAGACTTTGCTTCTTCCACGCCCTGCCGGTAGGCGCTGTCGTCCAGCCCGAGGGTGGCGCTCAATTCAAAAAGTTTCAGGTTCCATCACCCCCTCCGCACAGCTCTTCAAGAGCCTTGCTGTTTTCTTCCGTGATCTCCGCCGCAGACCGCTTGTCGATCTGCTTTACATAAAGCGGGAATGTATACGAAGCAACGTAGGAATAAAGAGCGTTAGCTCCCGCAAGACCGCCAACGGCATCTGCTACGCAATCGCGGTAGAATTGAATTTCATCGTGGTTTCTGATTTCTTTTTTGATGTGGTCGAGGATATAGGACTTGCCGAAAAGTTCCAGCAAATCCAGACGAATGGTCGAGACCATCCGTTTATATCCTTCCACGCCGATCACATCAAGGATCTCAAAAAAGCCATGAAATCGTCATCAGACAGCGCGCGGGACATTGCTGCGGCCAGCTTTCTGGTGGGCGGAAGCTCTTCGCCCTTATCCAGCGCCACAAAGAGCGGCAAGACCTTTTCGGTCATGTCTGCGTGCTCTTCGTAAATCATTCGCATCATTTCTTCCGCATTTTTCGCACCCTGTTCTGCGATCTTCTTGGCCTTCTCCTCCGGGGTTTCGTTGCCAGTCAGCGGCGCAGGCTGAGTTGCCGCCGCCACCGCGCCCGTGTCAACGATGCACTGCTTGTATGCCTTTGCCAGCTTATAAGTTTTTGCAAGGTACTCCTTGCCTTCCAGATCAATGATTTCCTTCATGTCTTTCCTCCTTACATCAGGACGCGGCCTTTGTGATAGAGTAGAACTCCATCGGGGCCTGTTCGGGGTTCTCGAGGTCTGCAAAAGCGGTCAGCGTGATCTGCATCGAGCCGCCGCCGCGGTGCTCAGACTTCAGGCTCAGGCCGCCGGTGGACATGGCATTATAGAGCTTGACCGCGATAAAGCCGCCGCCGATCATGGGGCCGACCCACCAAATGGGCTTGAAATCCGTCAAAGCGGTTTTCAGGCGTGCAACCACGTGGGTGGGGTCTTCCGGGTCAATGTCCGCAGTGCCAATAGCGAGCTGGATGCTCTTAGGGTCTGCGTTGGGAGTCGTGTAAGAGATGGTTGCGGTGGTTCCGGTGACTTCCACGCCCTGCTTTGTATTGGTGGGGGCGTTGTCGATTCCGGAAAGAGTATCCTCGGTGGAGTTCTGATAGGTGATAGTCACGCCGCCCTGTGTGGCGTGGATAACGTTTGTTTCATCGATTTTCGGGGCCTCAAGCGAGAAATCGGACAAAATGTTGCCCGAGCCCTTGGGGATGCTCTTGAAGGCGTTCGCTGTCAAAACGTTGACGTTAAACTTCTTTGCTAAAGTTTCAGCCATATTGCTCCTTTACTCACGGGATATACCGTGTAAGTTCAAAAACAAGGTATTCGCACAGATACCCTTCGGGCGTGTTGTTGAGTGGCTGTGCCCATGGGGTGCCTTTGCGCAAAAGAATAGCGCCGCCCTCGCATTTGATGGTCAAGCCATTTGCGAGGGCCGCGCTGATCGTATCTTCGGTTTGCAGGATGGGGGCCCTGCCGCCCTTGCTTGGGTACCACAGCCGGGCGTGGAAGGATGATGTTTCGTTCCACCCGCCGGGGATGGTGGGCTTGTAGGTCAGATAGGGCAGTGAAGCGGCAGGAGGGATGTTATCTTCCAGATAGCCCGGGATTCCAAAGCCGTTGAAAAACGTGTTCAGTGCCCGGTTGATGCTCTCAGACGGGCCCATCACGGCAGCACCGCCTTTTTGCACTTGACGGCTCGCAGTCCCATGCCGGATTCCGGCGGGGCTTTGCCCTCATCTGCCGTGCTGGTGATCTGGAAGGTCTGCCCGCCGTCCACCCGCTTGATGTAGTCCGGGAAGGCCAGCGGAACACCGGTGCCAACAAGCAGCGTGTAAGTAGATGCCGTGTCGGCCTGCTCTGCCACCTGAGCTTCCACGGTGGTGTCGTGGCGCTCCACGGCTTCAAACTCTGGGCCGTCCGTCCAGCCGGAAACAAAGCCGCCCACACCGTCCGGCTCATAACTGCGGGTCTGAAAGCGGTATTTTTTGGTAAAGCTCTGCATCACGGTGGATGCAGCGAACGGATTGACCATGTCACATCTTCCTCCACTGATTGATCTCGGATTTATAGCGGGTCTTGCCGTCAGCGGGCATCCCGTCCGCGCCTGTAGCCATTGTGCCGGACCACCCGGCAAAGGACTGCGACACATACACGCCGCCGGACGGGAGCGCCTTGTCGTATGCGTCGATTTTTTCAGCCAGCGCCACGAAGTCAGGCGGAACCCGCATGGGCTGCACTGTGCCGGTGAAGGTCTCGGCGGTGAGGTCTCCGTCTCCGGCCATGTGCACGCCATCATTGAAGATGGAGCCGCACACAAGGAAATACTGCCCCGGCACTACCCCGGCGGGCACGGTATCCGGCTCAAAGGCGAACTCCCCAGCAATGGGGTCGTCCGCCCGGTCAAAGAAATTGTGCGTGTAGACGCACAGCTCCGGTACAGTCATGGGGCGTCCTCCTTACAAAGGGGCGATTACTCGCCCGGGGTAATGGTCTCGACAGCGATACCGTCCAGATACTCAGCAAACAGGGTCACGCCCATAATGGCGTAGCTCTCGGAGGTTGCGGTGCTGTAGTTTGCCTGAGTGTGGAAGCCGATGAGGTTGCTTGCCTCGCCTGCGGTCCGGTAGACCAGACCTGCGCGGGCAAACTCGCTATCCGCAGGATCCACATAGTACATGACGATGTTGTCTACCGGGGTGGCAATAACCTTTCCCTTCGCAATCTCACTGTCGGACAGCAGGAAGATGGTGTTGTAGCCCATGAAGTCCTTGATATACTGGAAGCCGAACTGGTTCTGCACGGTGATATTGGCATTGCCCAGATAGTCGTACACGTCCATCACGTTGACAAAGCCAACAACGCCGGTCACGGTGCGATGCATGGTCTTGAACTTGTTCTCGACCGCGCCCTTGGCATGTGCCAGCGCCATCTGGAAGGTCTTGGGAGTGCCCTTCAGGGTGCCGGTGTTCAGGAACTTGTAGAACTTATCCGTTACCAGAGCGGTCAGGTCGTACAGGAACTCATCATCGGTCTTCTGCACGGCGACATCGTAGCCGTAATTCTGGATTGCCTCAAGGGTGACAGACTTGCCGTACTTGTCGATGGTGATCTTACCGTACTCCTTCTCCTTGACGGTGTACTTGCTGAACGGGATCTCTTCGCCCTCGCCCACGGTGCCGCTCTGCAGGGTGCCCTGTGCATACTTGCTCTTGAGCACGGTGCCAGGCTGCATCCGGATGGGGCGCATGATGCCCAGAATGGTGCGCAGATGGTCCCAGTTGCGCTGGAAACGGGTCACAAAGTCGATTTCACGCGCGGCTACGGTGATATCGGTGGTCATGGTGATACCTTCTTTTGCTGCCATATGTTATTCCTTTCCGCCGCCTGTAAACAGGTCGGCATTTGCAGCAATCGCGGCCTGGCGTTCGCCAGCGTCCTTGATTGCAAAAATTTGGTCTTTGGTCATTTTGGAGCCGGTATTGGTGGGCGGGGTGTCCACCTTCGCGCCGGTGGTGGTCGTAGTGCCTACGAAGTCGCCCCAATCAGCTTTCAGGCTGTCGGTGTGCTTCTTGGCGTCCTTGACTTCGCCCTTTTCGTCCAGTTCCAGTTTATCGATGTCCTCGCCGGACAGACGCACGACCCGGTCTGCGTACTTGTCCAGAACCCCGGCGGTCTTCAGCAGCTCCCGGAACTTTGCTTCCTTGGCTGCGTGGGTGTCCTTCTGGGTCTGCTGGGCCTTGTAGTCGGTCAGGGCCTTTTCCGCAATGGTCTTGCCGTTGGCAGCGGCGTCCCGCTCCTTCTCGGCCTTGGCGGTCGCGGCCTTGGCATCATCCAGCTGGTTCTGAAGAGCGTCCGTTTCGGTGTGCAGCATGTCCAGAATCTTTTTCATCTTGCCGCTGACGTCCACAGTCTCATCCTCCAGAATCGCGCGGAGGTCTTTTCTCTCAAGTGCCATGTGTTAGTCCTTTCTGCCCTTGCTCGGGCTGGCGTGCTCGCCATCGGATTTGTGAATTGCCTACGTTTTGTAGGCGGTTGCCGGACGTGCTGCCGGTGTGGTGCCGCTTGCAGGAATCGAACCCGCGTCCGCTGGTTACAAATCAGCAGCTCTACCATTGAGCGAAAACGGCATAAAAAAGCGGCTGACGCATCGCGCCAACCGCTGAGATATTAGGTTTTACGGTTTGACTTCCACGCTCGGCAAAACGTCAGTGTGGAAATAGAGTTTATAGTGGTACGGGTCGGTATGGGTGCCGGTAATGTCCTCCACCACATACATGGTGTAGCTGTTGAGGTAGATGTAATTTTTGCGGTAGGTGTCCGGGCCGATTTTTACAGTGCAGACCAACTCGTTGTCCGAGTTGTTGGAAATGGACATATAGCCCTCGGCTTCCATGATGACCTTATCCGTGCGGGCGTTGTAGACGGTGATCTTGCGCTCGCTCTCGAAATAGTCTGCCTGCTTTGAGATGTTGGCGTTCGCCTTGTCAGCCTCAGAGCAGCCGCACAGAAGCAACACAGCCAAAAGCGTGATTGCTGCAAAAATCTTTCTCATAGTCATTCTCCCTTCTCTGCTTCTTCCACGGCGATCTGCCGCAGTTCGTCAATGTGGTCCTCCACCGCAGGGCGCAGGAACGGGCGTGGAGCCATACCACGGGTAAAGTGCCATTTGCCGTTGAAGTCTTTCCAGACCCACGGCGTTTTGCGTCCGTTGCCTTTCTCGGCAAATACGCCCGTGCCCAGCTCAACATACACGCTGTAAAACAGATTGCTGCCGATGGTCACGGTCTTTTTTGCAAGGTCTACGGCGTAGGTCAGGCTTTGCTTGAGCGCACCGCCCACATAGCCCTCGATGCCCGTGCTGTCTGCCGTGCCGGTGGGTACAAGCAGCTGGGCGTAGTCCTGAACTTTCATGCCCCAGATGGTAAGCACGCGCTCCGCCCATGAATCCAGCGCCTCATGCAGCTGCGGGGTGTTATCGGTGAATTTGATGTCGTAGTTGAAGTTCATGGTTCATCCCTCCAATCCTTACTTTTTCTTAAGCTTACAGCTTGTTTTCTTCCGCAAACTTTTCCAGTTCTTCAAGCGCCGTTTCGTAAGAATCCAGTACGTCATAATCTTTAAGAGCCGTACTTTTTGCTTTTTCTACCTTTTCTTTCCATCTTCGTATTAACGGCTCCACATCGCAAACCAACGCTGTGGGTTCTTCTTTTTTACATATGATAGAAAACAGCTCGGAAATTCCGCTGTTCCAGTTTTCCATTGCTTCTTTTGCTTCCATTATTTTCCGTTCTCCTTTCTCCGTTTTCTCTCTTCCGCCCACCACATCTGTTCTTTCTCTTTGCCGCCCTTGGATTTATACCACTCGGTGTAGTCCATGACGGGCGTGGTCTCTTTGGTCACATTGTCCCGCTGCATGGCGTTCTGCCGGGGGTACTTACCCAGCGCAGAGGACAGCACACAGCGGCAGTGGTAGACCATCTCCGGCGCTGCGTTGGGGTCTCCGGGGCGCTGAATCTCGTAGCCCATGACCTTGAACGGCTCGTCAAGCTCTGCCGTCTGCTGGTCAAGCAGGCGGTGCATTTCACGGGTGCGGTAGTCGTGGGTGGAATTCCACCGCTTTTTGACCTCGATGCCCAAAGCTTGAGCGTTGCGCATCTGCTGCAAAGCCCCGGCGTTCTGGGCCCCTGTGAGCGCCGTGATGGCGTTGTTCATGGCCCAGTGTATCTCTGTATCAGCCATACCGTTGACAGCCTGCACAGCGATGTCGTGGACGCTCTTGCCCTGCACGATGCCCTGCATGACGTAGCGGTTGAACACCCGGGCGTCATAGGTGCGGTTGCTCTCGCTCTTGATACGCTTGTTGGGCACCAGCTTGGGGTTTTCCTTCAGCAACAGCTTGACCGCTTCGGTGTTGTACAGGGTCAGCCCGAACGTCACGCCCGCGGCCTGCTCCAGCTCGTAGAAAGCCCAGTTTGCGCCAAAGGAAAAGATGTTGTATTGTTCATCTCGGGCAAGCTTGTAGGCCGTCTCTTGGGCTGTGGTGCAGGTCTGGGTGATGCCGTCCAGCTTCTGGCGCATCAAATCGGACTGAAAGACCTGATTCTGCAGCCAGATGCGGTAATCCTCTTCGGTGATCTCGCCCGCATCCAGCTGTGCCCGCTTGTAGGCGTCCAGCTTCTGGTAATGCTCAAGAAACTCGGTGAGCTGCTCGGTCATCTCCCGGCGGGCAGTGCCGTATACCCGGAGGATACGGCGGCGCAGGCGGTTCAGCTGGCGGGTAGAGATGCGGTCACGGTCGGTCATAAGCCAATCGCCTGTGCAACGGCCAGAAAGCACCCAGCCACAATGGCAAAACCAGCGACGAAAAGCATCGCATCGATCAATCTTCCCAGAGGATCATAAATTTTGCTGTTTTTTTTCATCGGTGTCTTCCTCCTCGTCCACGGTCTCCCGCTCTGCACTCTCAGCCATCAGGGACGCCCGAGCCTTTTCCTTTTGCTCCGGGGTCAGGTTTGGCAGTAGGTCAATGGCCATGTCCTGCCCAATGATCGCCGCCTCGGAGATTACTGTGCTGACCTGCTCTGCGGTGTTTACGATCCGGCTTCGGTTGAATGTCGGCTGCGCGCTGCCAAATCCAGCCAGCGCACAGATCTGACGAACAAAAGGCTTAATCTGGGCCTCGAAGTCGTCTGCGTTCTGGTTCATGGGTTCATAGGCTGCATCCAGATGGTCGTTGGTGCTGTTTGCGCTGACGCAATGCACGTCCAGGCCGCCGAAATCCTCATAGACCCGGGTGTGCAGCAGTTCCAGCAGGGCCTGCCGGGCAGTCACCGGCACCTCGCTGGTGTATGGGGTGATCTTGCCGCCCTCGCTGGTGTCCGCCCCGGCGATGTGGTACAGGTTCAGCTTCGCAAGGAACTCCTGCAGCTCATCATCGGTCATGCCGTTGAAGTTTTCGCACAGCCAGTAGATCTGTGCGCAATCCTGCAAGTCGCTGCAGAAGCCGGACGTCACCAGATCGGTGTTGTCGATGTAGGCTTTCAGGCCTACGAGGGTGCTTTGATGCAGGTCGGAGCCCCACAGCGGAACTACGGGCAGGCTGCTGTAGTTTTCCCCCTCCACGCTTTCCAGCCCGCCGCCTGGAGTGGAGACGGTCACGCTCTTGTATGCCTGCTTCGGGGCTGTCTCCTGCATAGTGTTGCCGATCCTGCTTTCCGTGTACTCTGTGTAGCCGTCCTCTTCGTACAGGACATAGTGCATATCCGTGTCCGGGTTCAGCCGCCAGAACCGTACCCCGGCCCGCATAGAGCCGGTGGTCTCATCGTACAGGGGCGCAAACTCGGTCAGTTTGAACACCACCAGATGGTCGTTGTTCCAGAATCCAAAACTTTCGCCGTGGATCAGGGCAAAGTATCCGGCTTTCTGGATCTGCTCGTCAAATTCAGCCCCCAGTTTTTCCTTGTCCACGTCCTTATCCGCAAAGGTGACGCCGTTGCCAAGGGAGTAGGTGGCACGCTGTTTGTTCAGCCGCCGGAACAGATTGCTCTTGACCATATCGGGCCGGGGGACATCCTGCCGCGTGTTCTTGGAAAGGCGCTTCAGCATCAAAGCGTAAGCCTGCGCGAAGCGTTCAGCGCCCGGGTTTTTCTGGGCGTTGTACAGGTCGGCATCCAGCGCCATCTTGTAGGGTCCGGAACTGCAGTGCTGCTGCACGAACCGTCGGATAAAATCAGGCTGTTCCCCGGCGGCTTGTGCCTGCTGGAAGGTCTGGAATGTGTATACAGTGCTCAAAATCAATCCCTCAGTTTTACAAGGCGCTTTGTGCGCACGAAATAGCGGATAGCGTCCATGCAGTGGTCATTGACCTTCAGCACGGCGTCGTCTTTATCCGGGTCCCAAGCGTACACGCCGAACTCTTCCAGCGTGTGCTTGCAGTCTTTGTATATTTTCAGCCGCCCGGTCTGCAGCATGGTCTGCACGTCCAGAATGCCGCTCAGAACGTCGTTGTTTGCCGGGGTCTGGGTAAAGCCGTTCTTGCGCAGCTCAGTGATCAGTGGCAGGGCCGAGGGGTCTACGATGACCCGCTCCGGTTTCAGGCCGTCCAGCCACGCTTTGAGATCTGTGACGTACTCGCCCACGGTCTTTTGCCGCTTCTGCTCTCGCCCGCTGTAGTAATACTCCCGGGTGACGATCCAGCAGTCTGCATCTGCCTGTTTTTGGAGCAGAAGGAACACCGTTGCGTTCTGGGTGCCGAAGTCACACGCCACATAGGCGCTTTTCGGAGACAGCTCCGGCAGCTCATCAACGACATGCTTTTTGCGGTCAAACATGTCATATACAAGTCCCTCTGCCACCGTCCACAGGCCCAGAATGTAGCGCTGGTAGAAAACGCCGCTGTACTGGCTGCGGTATCTGGCCTTGATGTCCTCGGAAAGCGACAAGTTGTCGTCCATCGTGAAATGAAGATACATCATCTTGCGGGAACGGCATTTCCGCACCCACTCCAGATAAAACCAGTGCTGCGGGCTGCCCGGGTTGCAGTTGAACCAGAATTTTGACCCAGTGACAGAGCATCGGGCCGTGGCCTGGTTGACAAAGCTCTGCGGCATCAGGGCCACCTCGTCGAAGAATGCCCCGGCAAGGGTGATGCCCTGGATCAGGTCTTGGCTGCTCTCGTCCTTACCGCCGAAAAAGTAAAACTCGTTTGTTCTGCCACCCTTGCTGACGGTCATGCAGTTTTCTGCCCGATGCTCCTTGACGTTGTAGCCCCGGGCTGCAAGCTGCTGCTTGAGTGTCCCCAGCACGTTGCGCCGGAAGCTGGCAATGGTCTTGCCGCACATGGCAAACTGCTGGCCGCTGTAGCAGGTCATGGCCCACTGGACGAACGAAAAGCTCATGGCAAAGGTCTTGCCCGAGCGGATAGCGCCATCGGCAATGATGCCGTTGTAGCCGCTGTATGCGCTCTGCGGTGTCCACCAGCTCAGGACCTGCTTTTGCCGCTGGCTGAGGGCTTTCCAACGAAATCCGTTACTTTTCCGCATTGTCGTCCTCTTCCTCCGGAAGCATCTCCACGTCATCCGGCGGGCTGATGTCTGCGGCAGCGCTCAGGGCCTCAAGCAGGCCATCGTCGTCATGCTCCTCTGCCCTCGTTTCTTCCGGCACACCTGCCCACTTTTCAGGCCGCCGGTTTTTCAACCAGAATATCTGAGCCGTCACGTTGGCTGGAACGACGACCTGTTCCTCTGCATACTCGATGCGTTCTTCTTCAAGCCGCTTTTTTCCATCCACCATGACCTTTTTCAGTTTGATGGGCTTTTTTACGGTTACGGTGCGGGTCTTGCAGCTTTCGAACAGCTCATTCTCAACAATGTAGTCTGCGACGTCCTTGCCCTTTTTTAGTGCTTCCGAAAATTCGGGAAATTTGTTTTTCCATTCGCAGAGAGTCGATACTGAGCAGCCTATATTTTCGGCAATCTGCTTGTCTTTGAGGCCGTCTCTAGCCCACCCACGAAGCAGCGTCAGCCCTTCAGGCTCTAGCCACTGCTCATACTTACCTTTGCGGCCAATCTCAGTTCACCTCTTTTTCAAGGACAGCCTTTTCTCCAGTGAGGTCTTCCCATCGCTTTACAATAACATCAACGTACTTCGGGTCGTACTCCATGATATAGGCCGTTCTTCCGTTCTGTTCGCAAGCAATCAAAGTTGTTCCACTTCCTCCAAACAGGTCAAGGACAATGTTCCCGCTTTCTGTATTGTTCTTGATCTGATAGTCAAACAGAGCAACCGGTTTCATAGTTGGGTGCAACTCGCTCTTAACCGGTCTGTCAAAATCAAGAACCGTTGTCTGTTTCCTGTCGCTTGTCCATAGATGTCCTGCGCCATCTTTCCACCCATACAGGCAAGGTTCATGCTTCCACTGGTAATCCTGCCGTCCCATGCATAGCGTGTTTTTGTTCCAAATCAGACACTGCCTTACAGTCCATCCAACGTCTCTACATGCACCCCGGAAGTTATACCCTTCTCCATCTGCGTGCCAAATATAGAAAACAGCGCCTGGCCTCATTACAGCATCGGCGCTTTTGAAAGCGCTTGTCAAAAACTTTCTGAATTCATCATCGCCCATGTTATCATTTTGTATGAGCAGTCCATCCGTTCTCCTGTGCCTTTTTACTGCTTCGCTTACGTCCCTCACGGCTCCGTAGTTCACGTTGTAGGGGGGGTCTGTGAGCAGCATGTCCGCTTGTGTTTCTCCCATTAAAGATTTCACGGACTCCTCGTCTGTGCTATCTCCACACATAACGCGATGCCTGCCGCACTTCCAGATATCCCCCAACTTTGCCTTCGGAGGTACGTCTTCGTCAACTTCGGGGGCCTCATCCTCAGCAGTCTGCGTTTCTTTGTCGTCACCAGCAGGAAGGTCAAAATCAAAGTCAAAGTCCCCAAAGTCAACTTCTGACAGTTCTTGTTCAAGTTTTCCGAAATCCCACCCGGACATTTCACCGGTCTTGTTGGCGAGGATACGGTATTTCTGCTTTTGTTCTTCGGTCAGGCCGGTGTAACGTACCACATCAGCAGTGTTCACATGGAGCTGCATCAGAGCAAGACGGCGGGTGTGCCCGCTGAGGATGACGTTGTTTTCGTCCACCTCGATGGGGTCAAGTGCGCTGCACTGGCGCATACTTTCCGCGCAGGCGTTCACGGCTTCCGGGGAGATCACGCGCGGGTTGTTCTCATACGGAACAAGATCTTCGACCGGTAATTTCAGCAGCTCTTTCTGAATCACGTTATTCTCCTCCCATGCAAAAGAAAAACCGCCCGGAAATCCGAACGGTCAGAATATCGAATGTGCCGCTTGCAGGGCTCGAACCTGCACACGTCCGGTTATGAGCCGGATGCTCTGGCCGACTGAGCTAAAGCGGCATAAGAAAAACCAGCTTGCTGCATGGAGCTCATCATGCAAAAAGCCGGTTTTTAATCGTATTGTATCAGCAGCGGTTAATCCGCACGGATAGCAGGCCGTGCTCCTTGGATACAGCCACGGCCTCCGATCTCTGCCCGAGGCTCACGTTTTGTGTGGTCTGCACGGAAACCGAAACGCCGCGCATAGCGCACAAAGTGGCTTTCTTTGTTGCTGATCGGTAAGGCCGAGAGGATAAGGCCAGCGCCGAGACGCGTCAAAAACTTTGCCATGTCGCAAATCAGTTCTTTCAAGCGCTCAAACATTTGTATGCCTCCTCTCCAAAAGCGTCCACAGTGGACACTCTAAAATCGCGCTAGCCGCCAGCTGGATTTGAACCAGCACCCACGGAATGGATGTGCGCAGTGGTTGGCTGTGCAGTGATGTTCCCGTGGTGTCACCAACGTTGTCCCGCCTTAAATGGGCGGCGCTCTTCCAGTTGAGCTATGACGGCATATAAGCAGCACCCGTGCATTCAGTTCGTTGGACATGCGTCAAACGGTGGGTGCTGCTGTGTCCGGAACGTACGCCGCCAGACACCCGGCGTGCTGCGCGGCCCCCTCACAGGGCACGCAGATGGCATTCCCGGCAGGACTTAAACCTGCAGCCTCTGGTTTTGGAGACCAGCGCTCTACCAATTGAGCTACGGGAATATAAAAGCCGCCCTTGGAATCGAACCATCCGTGTCTACACACACGCGCCGCGCTCCAAACTGCGCTCAGGCGGCCATATAAAAACAGCTCCGGTTCGCCGCCGGGGCTGTTGGTTGGCGCACATCCTGTCAGGAAAGCTACACCTTGGCAAGGATTCTAAGGCCTTTTCTCGGCACGGGAGTTTGCACGTGCGGCCTTGCGGGTTGTCTAGTCCATGCGCCATATGGTGCGATACGGCGGAATCGAACCGCCTCCTGTCTCTCATGAGCGGCAGGCTGCCTTTGTGTCAGTGTATCGCATAGAAGCAGCCAGCGAAACGGTGAAGGGAAGCGGGGCAAAGCATGAAACCCGCCGGGAAGGCTGTTCCGGAGACTGCGTGCATCGGTTTGCCTTTTCGGCTTTGCCGATGGTACCATGATAAGCCTTGAGCCGATTAGAAGTAAATCCCAAGGCATGTAAAAACAAACCGCAGTTTTGTTGTGTAAAATGTACAAATCACCCGAGATTCAGTTCCGTGGTGATCTCAGCCAGCTGCTCAAGTCCGTCAGAAACCGCCTGAGAGACCTGGCACGGCTTTGAATAGCCCACGATCCGGGCAATTTTTGCCTGCCTTTTTCCTTCCACAAAATACAGGATCAGGCAGCGGCTGCGCTTGATGGACGCCGGGTCTGCATGGAGCATGTAGGCCACTTCAATGGCTTTCTTCTGCATCTCGGCATACTGGCATTTCAGCTCGTGCAGATGCTGCTCGGCATCCATGGCGGCGTCGCTGTTCCGGCCTACCTTGTCGCTGGTTCCGGAGCGGCCGGGCGCACCGGAAGTCCCAGATGTGGTTGAGGTGGCTGCGTTTTTCAGGCTTGAGATGCGTTCCTGCTGCTGGTGGATGAGCTCCCGCATTTTTGGAAGGCGCTCAAACCAGACCCGCAGCTCCTTTACGCTGGCCGGTTCGCCCGGCTTTGGCGCATCACTTTCAGGTGTCCATCTGCGGATCATACAGCGCCTCCTTCGACGTAAATGCATATTGCGAGCATGATCCAGCACGCGATAAGCGCAACCAGCCACAAAAATACCATGTGTTCACTTTCAACCGCCCATTTAATAAAGCGTGCACCCAACGCAAAAATAATCGCGCCCGTGCCAAGTATGCAAAGCGAATATAATGCAGCAAGCCAAATATTCATTTTACTCCTCCATTTCTTCAATTTCGATTTCCACTCTCGGATTTTTTCGGTCAAGCTCCACCCTGCTGCCATCGTGGGCGACGACGATCTTGCTGTTGTCGTCCTCCAGCACCCGGGCTTTTACCAGGATGTCCGTGGTCGCCTCGATGAGGTTTGCCAGATCGACCCGGCGGGCGGTCTTCATGTAGTACACGCACCGCACGTTCACACGGGCAGAGATGGGGCTGCGCGGCCTTTTGATTTGCCGCAGGCAGTCCGTCTCATAATCCACATAAACCTTGCTGGGGGCCACGAATGGGGTCCCGGAGCGTGTGCGGAGAATGCGCGCGGAATTTTTCTTGGTGCGTGGTTCTCCGTAAAGGGTCAGTTTCATCTTCCGTCCTCCACGTAGCGCCAGCTTTGGGGCGGACGAGTGATTTCCATAGGCCGCATACCGAACCTTGTGCTCTGCAAGCCTGTGAATGCCCGCAGCTCGCGCGTCTGGTCGTAAATTTTCAGGTCGGAGATGTGCCATCCATAGCCATTACGACCTTGCAGATATTTTTTAGCGGTTTCTTCGGTCAAGCAAGCCGCCTGAAGCAGTGCATCTGCCGGTTTATACCACCCGTCCAATGTTAAAATGTTTATGTCCATCATCGTTCCGATGTGAACGAGTTTGTCGATTCTATCGCATGTAAACTCGCCAATGACATTGCCATCCAACCGCCGCCATCCTTTGCCCGGGACAATTATGAGCCAGCCTGTTTTGGATTTGCTTTTCGTGCAGTAGACATACACCTTGAACGGCGTCCCATGCACCGGGCAGGTCTTTCGCACTTCAACGGTCTTTTGACCGCTGGCAATCTTCTTGCACCACTCAGGGCGGATGCTCAAAAGCACAGCTTTCATCATGTATCACCCCCATTGTTCCGACATCGCTTTTGCAACGCCGGGAAAAGTTTTGGCACGATTCTTCGCGCGGTCAGTGGTAAACATGCCCTTATGCTGCTCACCGTGCTTATGCGAATAGGAACCGGACGGGCACCATGTTGCAGTAGGCTTCACGATGTCTGTCGGATGCAACGGCGGCACCCCGCGTTCCCACAGCAGTGTTTTCTTGCTGTAGGGGTGCCCGTATTCATAGGGCTGGATTGCCTGTGTAGGCTTCGGATAGTCAAAAATCTTGCTGGGAGTAGGATTCTCGATCACTACTTTTTCGCAGTCTGCTGCCCACACAGCAAGAAAAAGAGCCTTGCCGCATAAACCCTCATAATACCGGGAAAGGTTGAGCTTCCCGCCTTTGTACAGGTGCCGTGCTCCGGCGTTGCTTGTCTTGGTGCAGGGGACAAATGCAATAATCATGTCCCAGCGGGGCACATCATGCATAATGCCGTCCATGGTCACGACCTGCCCCCCCCTCAATGGCCTTGAGCGCATCCCCAAGAATGTGCCACTCAGGATGCCCGCCGGACGGATCCTGAACATCGCAAGAGTAGGCTTCATGACCTTTTGCACGAAACGCTTTGCACACTTCTTGCGATTCCTCGCAAGCAATCAGCACTTTCACCGTTTTCTTCCTCCCATCCATCCTTCTTTGTTGAAATCGTTACGGTTGATGCGCTCTGCGGCGTGCTGGGCATTGGTGTAGATCAATTCTGCCTTGTGCTGCGTTCTCCACTCTGCAAAGCGCGGGCAGGTGTCGTGGCAGGCCGTGTGCCGCTCCGGGCAGTCCTTACATGTCGGGTTCGTCATGGGGATTCGACCTCCATTCTTTTTGCCTGAATATCCGTATACTCTGGGTAGTGGTCGCCCGCCATCTGGCAGGCTCTGAATTCTGCCGCCTGCGGACTGGATGCCGTCATGCGGTAGGTGAGTGCTGCATCTCCAACCGGGCCGCTGCACTCAAGGATCACTTTGTATCGGGGCATTCCCTTCCTCCTTTTTCCGCTTCTCCAGCCACTTCATGGTGCGGTCCGGTGCGTCCCTCATGAAATCCCCGGCCTTCTCGGCTTCCTCCGGCGGGCGGGAAACGTACCGAACCGGGTTGCGCTGGAACGCAGGGGCTTTTTGCCGCTCCTTGTCCCGCGAGATCCAGCCGGATGCAGCGGCCTTCCAGCTCTTCATTGGGTTCTTACCCACCTTCCACCCGTTGGACGTGTAGAAGTCCATGAACCGCTGCGCCTGCTCATCTGAGCCGCCCTTCTCGGCAAAATACGCCTTGACCTCCACAGCATCCGGCGGATGGAAACGGTTCGATTTTGCTGGGGAGGGGGTAGTAGACGCGTCAGCGTCTCCATCTCTCTCTAATACGTCAGTATTAGATTTGTACTTTGTACTTTGTACTTTGTACTTTGGTGCCCCATGGGTTTCGTTGGGTTTCTCAGAAAACCCATGGGTTTCGTTGGGTTCTTTTGGCTTTTTCGGTCTACCGCCTTTGCTGCCGTTCGTGTGCTGCGCGTCAATTTTGCGTTTGTACGTTTTAATATTTTCGTTCATGAACGGGCGTAGTGCTTCAAATGCCATGCGCTCGATGGGTTGCAGCTCTTCCGGCTCCCGATTCAGCTCCACATACTGCCGCATCTGGGTGACCACGTTTTTGTACTGTTCCGGCGGGAGGATATCCAGAATGACGAACTTGTCAAACGGGATCATCAAAGCCTTTGGCCTTACTTCCTCTTCCATGCTCCACCTCCTTCCTTTTGAGCGCCCGTAACGTCAGATAGCACATCGCTTTGCCAGTTATCAGAACGGCAGGTCGCCGTCGTCTGTGATCTCGGCAAAGTCGTCCGGCTCGCCCTGCGCGTAACCGGCCTGCGGTGCGCTGTGAGAGGCGTTTGCCTGCCGAGTGTAACTTTGCGTCTGCTGGTCGAAACTCTGCACAGCGGGCTTGTCTGCGGCCTTGGAGCCTGCAAAGCTCACATTGTTGGCCACGACCTCGAAAACGGTACGGTTGTTGCCGTTCTTGTCCTGATACTGGCGGGTCTGGATGCTGCCGTCGATGGCGATCAGACTGCCTTTCTGGAAATACTTGCAGACGAACTCGGCAGTCTGCCGCCATGCGGCAATGTCAATAAAATCAGCCTTGCGTTCCTCGCCCTGACGGACATAGCTTCGGTCGCAGGCAATGCGGAAACGGCACACGCTGGTGCCCTGCGTGGTGGTCTTGAGTTCCGGGTCCGCCACAAGGCGGCCCATGATGGCTACAACGTTAAGCATGCATCAATCCTCCATCGGGGCTTCGTAAGATTCACAATCAACATTTGCACCCATGAGGACCTCCGGGCACTCCGCGCGGGCAAAATAAGCGGCTGCGCGATACTTGAGCATCATCTCGGTCATCTTGGGCCAGAAGCTGTTGGGCTTGTCCCACCACCCGGAGTCCTTTGCCATTTTAACCGTGACCTTCGGCCCCTCGATTTTCTCACCGGTGACCTTGTCCACACCGATCAGGCGGCATCCCCAGTTGTCCTTGCCTTCCTCGCCCTCCATGCGGTAGCGGGTGCGACCGGCAAACTGTCCGGAATTATCAATCAGGGCTTTGCAGCTCTTGCCGCTCCAGGACGGATTACCCCGCACGACATACAGATTCTGCATGACGAAGGCCGGGTCCATGCCCATTCTGGCTGCCATATTGCAGGCAACGGCACAGGCAGCGACGTTGCCTTTATAGCTCTGCGGAACCATGCCGTCCGGAAGCTGAGCGTAGGCTTTCCCCATGCTGCAAGCAAGCTTCCAACTGCTGATTGCGGCGCTCGCGTTGGAATTCTGAATGGTGGTTTCTTCTGAAATTGCCTGGGGGATAGCATTTTCATGCACCTGCGCAGGCTGTTGCTGTTCGACAGTGATTAGTTTGGCAGCGGTATCAGGCATGGTGGATTTCCTCCTCTGTGAATTTGATTTGAATGATATTTGCAAAGCGCTTGATCGCATCCAGATCCGACTTTGTGCAGTGAAACACAATTTTGCGGTCGCGCGGCTCTTCGTGCTCGGTAAAGCTCATAAATTCGCCGTCATTGTATTCGTCAGGGTCAAAGTCGAACTTTTCCATGGGGTCTTTGAAGGACACAGACGGCTTTACAAGGTTTATCACATTCGGATTCTGCTGAGGCCCCTTGTAGTTGTCTGGCAATCCATTGATGACTGCCTCATGTAGCAGGGTACGGTACTCATTCCCGTAACAAAAATCAATGCTTTCGTACGGTTCAGGCATGACCTCCGCGCCGCCCGCTGCGTGAATGATGTCAATATCGCACATCATCCTTCCAACCATCCTGTAAATGTTGTCAATTACGGCTCGGCTGAAAGTATCGTCCATGTGCCCTTTTTCGGCGAACGTCGTGAAAAAGGACACTGCGTGGTTGATCTCGCTTGCGAGGTCATTTCCGGCATTGATGAGTCGGAACGTCATGTGCTGCGGGCCGACATAGTAGTAAATACCCTCGGCCTTGTTGGAAAGGTCTTTGACGCGCTCCCTCTTGGTCATACGCTTCATGCGTTCTTTCTGCATAAATATTCACCTCGAATAGATCAGGTTGCCCAGGGCGTCCTTGACGTCGATCTGGCTGTATTCACCGGTCTGGATCTGCTCATCTGCCCAGTGCTGGGCGTCCACGCTGGCCTTGACCGGCTCACCCTCAAAGCATTGCACGTCAATGCTGCAGTGCTCTTTGCGGTGTCCGTAGCAATAGTAAAATGCCACGTCATGCATTGTAAAAACCTCCTGTTTGTGATATCTTTGTGGTGATGGAGCTCTGGAACCCCGTCACCTTGTGGCTTGTCCGTGCTGGAACACACTGGCAGGCTGCTTCTTTTTACGCTTGCGACGCTGCGGCAGGCTGTCCACCTCGCTGCGGGGAATGCGTTCCCGCCGGATGGTGTACTTGACGTGTCGGCTTCCGTCGTGCAGCCAGTGGCTCACTGCGCTGGCGAAGCTGCCGGAGCTGGAATACCCCAGCCGTCGGGCGCACATTGCCGCCGTGCCGGATGCTACCAGATCTCCGGTCTTGGCATCCCAGACGGTGTACCACATGACATGGTGGACAGTGTCAGGCATACGTGATCTCCCCGGACTCCTCTTGCAGCATCTCCCACACGTTGTCCATTTCTTCGGCGCACATCTCCCAGACGTTTGCCCGTGCGGAGTATCCGGCCCGGACAACAATGTCGTCTGAGGCTTCGGCTTCTCGCCTGCAGCGTTCGGCAAGCCGCGTGTAGGATTTGACTTTGCCCTCAACGTACTCTTTGGCCGTCATCATGCCCCACGCTCCTGATTCTCCGGATATTCCGGGTTGCGGGCGTGGGCACGGTTGATCTTGCCGTACTTGCGCCGCTTTGCGGCTCTCTCCCTGTCCTCTGCGGCAAAGCCCAGACGAGCCAGCAGAACAGCGGCCAAAATCAGCGCCAGCGACACCGCAAACAGTGTGCTGGAGATATATCCGGTGGTCTGCGCGGTGCCCTCTGCACCCATAGCTGCGCCCATTCCAACGCCGCCAAAAACGACAGCCAACCAGTAGTAAGTAGTAGATTTGAGTTTCATTCTTTCGGATCCTCCTTTGTGTAAACCTTTTCGAGCTTGTAAAAGTCCTTCACCCACGCCACAAATCCGGCACGAGAAATCAACGGAGCCGCATTGTCCGTGCCAACGGATGGCACCGCCCACTGGGGAAAGCTACCCGCCTGAATCATCGCCTTTAAATTTGGCTCACTCACCGAAATGTTGTTATCACGCATGATCTGGCAGCACTCTGCGATTCCCATGCTCGGCTTCATTATCGTCCACCTCCTTTTTTGTTCTCAGCTGCCGTTTCAGCCGGATATGCTCCAACCGCTCCGGCTGCCTTGCATCCCAGCGCTGTTCAAGCCAACGCTTGTTGTAGTGCTTCTTCACGGTGCAGCCTCCACAAACTCGCCATTTTTGAGGGTGTACCAGGTGTTCTCTTTGATAACGGCTCCGTCAACATTTGCCATTTTGGCCAGCAGCATATTGCCGTCATCATCATACTCGGTCAAGACGATGTAGCAGCCGATTGCCCCACGAGCCTTGCTTTTGTAACCGTTAGCAACGGCAATGCTATCTTTTCCACTTACTTCTGCCGTGGAGTAATCGCCAGAGGCAGCACCCGTGGAGCACCGGCCAGAGGCTTTTTCTTTTGCATTGGCAGCTTTTTTCGCAATGCGTTTCATTACCGCTTCTGCGCCTATCTTGGCGAAATCGGTGACCTTCAGTTCGCCTTTCACGGTCAACTCAGTGCAAGCAAACTTGCTATCTTCGTCACCTTTGGCCACGTCACCGCCGCACTCGACCTTGAAAAAACGTGCGCCATTCGATACTTGGTAGTAGTGCAGCACATCCAGAGGGTTCTCGCAGGCGTGCATGCCGGCGTGGCAGCAGTCAGCTTTGTCCTCATGGTAGGTCTTGCCCACCTCGTACTGCTTGCCACGGCACATCATGTTTTTGTCCATGGCCTTGTATGCGATAATCTTTTCACTCATGGGTGTCCTCCTTTCTATCAATGTCGCAGCACAGCATTGGACGAATGAACCAGATAGGTCACACCGTCAATCACAACCTGAAGCTGGTCGCCTTCATAGTCGCACCAGCTTTCGACATTGCCCTCGACAATCGTTCCGTCGGGCATTTTCAGCTGCGCCCAGTTGTATTCATAGGTCAGGTCAATAACCTGCTTATTGCATCCGGCCATCAGCAAAGCGCTTGCCAATACGGACGCTACACCAACAATAATTTTTTTCATGCTCGTTTCTCCTTTTAATAAAATGTTTAATAAAATGCCTTCTCTTTGCTTTGCCGTCGCTACGCCTGACCGCTCTTTGCCATGCCATCGCTGCGCAACTCTCGGCATTTCTTCTCTCTTCCATGCCAATGCATCCGAAGCAAAGCCTTGCCGCAGCGAATCGTTACGGTGCACCACTTTTCCTTCGCAAATCACATCAGCGCTTTTCTCTGCCATTCCTTCGCGTCGCCATGCTCTGCTCCGCCTTTGCCTTGTCTGTCTGTGCTTCTCAGTGCCACTGCACAGCAGTTCACCTCATAGCCTTTGCTTTGCACCGCCGTGCCTTGCCTTTGCCAAGCCTCGCTTCGCAAAGCCATCGCACGGCCAATCGAACTCAGCCTTGCCATTGCTGGGCTTATCGGTGCATTTCCTTCGCCAGTCAAGTCCTTGCGGTGCAATGCCCTTGCGCTCAGTCCTTCACCTCATAGGCGGTGTAGGTAAAGCGGCCCTTTCCGCTGTTGCGCCACTGGCCGATGCCGCGCAGAATGCCATAATCCAGCCACTCACGCACAACCTTTTCGTGGCTGTCGTCAAGGAGGGTCACGTCAAACTCGCAGCTGCTACCCGCCGGGATTTCCTCACTGTTGGCAAGGCTCACGCGCTCGCCCTGTGCGGTCTGGGCGCGCAGCGGGCGCTGGCAGTCGGTAATCTCACCATTCACGTGAATGGGAATCATGCGGGGCTGAACGAAGATCAGGCCGTCAATGACCTTCTTGTAAGCGGTCAGCTTGCCGCTTTCGTTCACGGCCTTCTTCTTGCCGGTCTCGGTCTTACCGCCGATGCGGGAAAGCATACCGCAAGCATCCTTGAACATGCCTTTGATCTGGTAATCGTAAAAAATAGGATTACCGTCCGGGTCACGCGGGAAAACGGTCATGCCCTTGTCGGCTACCGCATCAGGGCCAAGAGCCGCCACTTCATCCTCGATGGTTGCAGCATCCGGGCTCTTGCTGGCGATAAACTCGCGGGCAACATTGGGGTTTGCGGGCCAGGTGCCCAGCACCGGCTCAATAAACGTAGCTTTCACATGCAGCTTTTTCATAATAGTAACCTCCAAAATAAGTTTGTATCCTTACGCCACCCCGTCCTGGTTGTGCCGGCGGGCGGCAAGCTCCATCTGCTCCACGCTCTGCCTGCGCTCCACGCTGGGCAGCATTCCTACGGCCTTGAGCTGCTCATAGATAAAGCGCTGTCCGGCTTCCGTCCATACGGTGGTGTTCTTGGTGTCCCACTCGCCGGTGCTCTTGTGCTGGAACGGAGTGGATTTGCGGTTTTTGGTGTAACCTTTGCCGCTATACTTTGCGTATAACACCCACTGCCCGTCGCTGGTCTTGTACTGGATCTTCAGGCCGTGAAGAATGCTGTTGAGTTTCTCGGCACTCAGGCCGTAATCCTTGGCAAGGCTGGTAGTGGTGCGGCAGTTCTTGCCCACGCACACCGCCCGGGCATACTCTGCATCCGGCTTCAGGTCGTTGTTCTCGGCCAGCAGGCTGCGGTTCACGCTTTGCAGCTCTTTCACTTTGCGGTCTGCAATGAGCACCGCACGGCGCATGACCGCTTCCGGGCTGTTCCACTGGGCTTCCACGGCCAAGAAATACTGCCGGGCCTGCTTGCCACGCTCGTTGCGCTGGATCATGCACAGCTCTTTGGCCATTGGGATGGTGAGCTGGTGGTCATCGAGTGTTCGGCTGACTTTGCGTCCGCCCTCGTCCTGAACCCGCTCAATTTTGAGCGGGTTGAAATCCTCACCCTCGGTGAAGCCGTACTCCACCATGCGGGGAAACCAGTCCTTATAGGCTGTCTTGACCTGCAAAAACTCGTGCAGCTCCCGGCCGCTCACCGTGGGGCGCTCCGGGTTGTCGTAGCTAATGGGGATGAGATTGTTTAATTCGCTCATGCCGTTTTGTCCTCCTTTTCCTTGATGATCTCGCTGACGGCAGTTTCCATCTTTTCCCGAATGCCGGGAGGGTTGCGCTTGCTGTTCAAAATCAGTGAACAGTAGCTTCTCGAAAATCCAAGATGCTTTGCTACGTCGTCTACTGTAATCTGGTTGTTGTGCATCCGGCCTACTAAACGGCCTGTCCATTTTTCAGGCACTTTCACACCTCCTTCAAAATGTAAGTTGAAACATAATTGACAACGGCGCACCGATTTGCTATACTGTTCAAGGCTCCTAGTTAAACTGATTCAAAAGGAAGGTGATTTCATTGACCCAACTTTTGAGCCAGCCAGTTCCAGACACGAGCAAGTGCGTGAAGCGCTAGGGCTTACAAGGCGGTGCCGACCCGCCAAAGGAAGCGGCGTACCCATAGCCCTGCAAGTTGTTTTTGCAGCCCCGGCGTTACTTTTACGCCGCGCATGGCGCAAAAGACGTGCAAACGCGCATGTTTGCATTACCGCCGGGGTGCAAGTGCGTTCTGGTGACAAATCGGTGAAAAGTCTGTCTGTGAAACAACCGCAGGCAGATTTTTTCTTATCGCCGTGTCAAATACCAGTTGAAAAAGTTTACAAAGTGTGTTACTATGTAGTTGCAGACACATAGTAAAAAACTTAGGCGGTGCGACCCGCTTGGGTTTTGTGCTTTGTTAACGTTTTTAACTGACAATGCCATTATAGCAGTAACTAAAGTAACTTTCAATAGTTTTCTGTAAACTTTGTGAACTTCGGCATACTGCACAAAAAGGTGGTGTATTTTATGGCATTTTACGAAAACTATTTGAAGCTGTGCGAAAAGGCCGGAAAAACACCATCTGCGGCAGCTCTTGAAATGGGGCTTTCAAAGCCGACAGTAAATCGCTGGAAAAAGGGCGGCGGAGCAACTGATGCCACAGCATTAAAGGTTGCATCTTACTTCGGCGTCACGGTCGAAGAGCTCACCGGCGAAGAGCAAAAAGAAAAGCCCACCCCCAGTGAAGGGAGTGGGCTAGATGCAAGGTTTGACGCGCTGCTAAGTCAGATGACCGATGCAGACCGTGCAGATCTGCTGGAGTATATGGAATTTAAGGTTGCAAAGAGGAAGGAAAACCCCAATGGCTGAGTTTTTGGACAAAACGAGCCTTGCACTCCTATTATATATGGAGAAGCACAACGGGAAAATGAACCAGCACGAAGTCTGTCTCATTTCCGGCGAGGATTTCAGTTTCAACGACCAGAATCGGTACATTCAGAACTTGAAGGGCCGCGGCCTGATTGATGAGCGCCGCAAAGAGTACATTCCTGACGGGGTGGGTGGTTTTCTTCCCAGCGAGTACATTTATTCTCTTCCGCTAGCTGGAGAAGCCTATCTTCAAGAACTTCGAGCAGATCGGGAGAATCAAATACTTCAGGCCGCATTGGATTTGCTGGTGACCATCTTCGGCTAGAAATTTTAAGGGCATCACAAACGCGGTCAAATGCTTCGTGCAGTTCTTCCGTGGTCTTGCCCTTTCCGCATCCGTAGTTGAAGCAGTAACACCCGATTTCAAGAGAACACCGATGGTCGCAATTTGCGCACTCTTCACTTTTGATTCCGGGCAGGCCGGACGCTTCCGTTGCCAGAAGAGCAAAAATTCTGGTTTTGTATCGGCCCAGTTCAATCTCGTACTTATCCACAGATTTACTCCTTTCTACTGTTGAGCAGGCTTTCCGCATAGGAAAGCACCTCTTGTTTTTCCTGTGCCGACAGAGAAGAAAATAAAGCTTTGAGGCGGCACTTTTCTTTTTCTTCCATTGTACCACAAGTTGCAAACTTTGCACTATTTTCTTGCACTTTATTTTCCCCCTTTGGCATTTTCTTTGATAATTTAGCTTTTCGGCAGCTGGTTGGCTGCCTATTTTTGTATATGTGAGGTGCGTATTATGGCAAATGCCTGTCCTGTCTGCGGCGGCAAGCTGGGCCTTCTGAACCGTGAGAAAAGCGCTGACGGCTTGATTTGCGCCAGCTGCAGCAACTTTTTCTTTTCAAAATTGGGCATCCGAGCAGCAAAGCAACCGACAGCTGCCCTTGCTGATTACTGGGCTACGTTGGAAAGCCGCCGCAAGGCGTTCAAGGAAACCGATTCCATCTATGATGGTGACGCGCTCTTTGTGTCGATTGACAAACCCAACCGGCTGTTTTGCATTGGACACCGCAGTGGTGATAAAGGCCCTCGCATGATCTACAGCTTTGATGAAGTCGCCGGTTACGAATCTGACGCGCCTGACGATCTGACGGTGACAGAGACAAAGGGTGGTATTGGCCGTGCCGTGATCGGTGCAGCCGTTGCCGGGCCTGTGGGTGCGATCGTGGGCGCTGCCACCGCTAAAACAGAGACCCGCAAGGGTCGCAGTAAAGAGAGCGTGTCTATCCACTTTGCGCTTCCACTAGGCGAAAGCAACTTGCCGACAACGGTTTATCCAGGCGGTATGACCGATTTTCTCAAGAACTGCAAAGTCAGCCAGGAGAAGCCACAGGCTGCCGCTCCGGCTGCCCCCAGCGCCGCCGATGAGCTTTTGAAGTTTAAGCAGCTACTGGATATGGGGGCCATCACGGAAGCGGAGTACAACACAAAGAAATCTCAGCTGCTTGGCCTGTAAACCTGTTTACAACCATATTATAAAACTGTTGGTTGTATTTGTCAATCCCCATTCGTGCACTTCTTTCAGCGGAAAAATACGCTGAAAAACGTGGATTTGCGCTGACATTTCAGCTTATTCGCGGTTGCAAGGCTGTTGCAAATTTTGCAACAGGTCAGCGGCTACAGCCCCGCCTGGCTCACCGGCGGCGTTACGAAGGGCTTGCACCTCCGGCAGGGCCCTATCTTGAATGTAAGCGCGAGCAAGGCGCTGCTGCTCCGGGGTCATATCCAAATAGCAGGCCAGCAGGGAACGGGCATGTGTGCGAAAGTGTGACAGCTTTTTCATAACTCATTCCTCCCAGGGTGCAGGGGTGTGGTCGGTGCCGGTCAGGATGCTGGCGGGCATTCCGTCGATGATGGTCATTTCAGCTTCTTTGCCGTTTCTTTGCTCAAAATCCATTTTGTTTTCTCCTTTCTTTTGTGCACATCTACGATTTATAATCCAGATTTTACCATGCGCCGTTGGAAAACAAAATACGGATAAAATTTGTCGAATGGCGCAGACTTTTTCTGCGCCATTTTTTGTTAAAAACACACTGGTTTTATGGGGGTGAAAGTATGAGTTATTTTACGGCGAGCCAAATCGGGAAAGCACTTGCAAAAGCACGGGTGTCTGCTGGCCTGAGCCAAGCGGAGATCGCAAGGCGCATCGAAAAAGGAGAGCGCACCGTGCAGAGCTGGGAAAAAGGATGCACCAGCCCGGACAGTGACGAGATCATGGACTGGTGCACGGCGTGCGGGGTGTCACCCATCGCGATTTTCATGGAGATGCTCCACCCGGATCTGTACAAAGTGCCGGATAACGGCAAGGCCGACGATGAGCTAAACGCAGAGTTGCGCCGTCTCGTGGTAAATCTGCCGTCGCTGACGAAAAGGCTGCTGCTTTTTATTCTGAAGGGTCTGCACGGCAGCAGTCCGCCTGCTGTCATATCGGAGATGGCGGCAAACCTCCACTGTCCCCTGAACAACAGGGTCAGCGTGTGCGGAACAATCATCGACCAATACAACTTTGCCCAGAGCATGGGATTAGACCCATGCCCGGACGACCCTCAGCCGCCCATTGAGGACCTGAAGATCCATTATAAGGCCGGGAGGGCCGCCGCCGAAAATGGCGCATTGGGGTACATCGGGCAAAAAAGGAGTAAGCCATGAAATGCGTGAGACCATGCTGCAGGAAAGAGATCCCGGATGGTGCTTCTTTTTGCCCGTGGTGCGGGAAGAAGCAGCCGGAAGCCGCCCCGCAACAAAGAAAAAAGCGCCGCCGCCCCAAGGGCAGCGGCAGCGTGTATAAACTGAGCGGGACACGGGCAAGGCCGTATGTGGCGCTCACGGCCCGCAGGGACGTTCTGGGCACGTTTGAAACAGCAGGCGAAGCTGTACAAGCGCTGGACGCTTACAACGCTCAGAACACGCCCGCAGCGCGTCTGAAATGCACCTTTGCGGATGCCTATGCCCAATGGAGAGCGCAACCAAAGTTTGAAAAGCTCAGCACGGACATGCAAAAGGGGTACGAGCTGGCCTATGCAAAGGCCGTCCCTCTTTACGACAAGCAGCTGCGAGAGCTGAAAGCCGCAGATTATCAACAAGTCATTGACGCAATGGTGGAAAAAGGGCTTTCTCGCAGCTCCTGCGAAAAGCAGCGCACGCTTTTTAGCCAGATCTGCGAGTGGGCAATGGCGCAGGACATCATAAACAAAAATTATGCCATGCTGCTGCAGCTCCCGGCGGCTACAGGCAAAGCAGAGCGCACCCTGACCGCCCAGGAGATCGAGCAAATCAGCAGCCGACAAGACGACCCAAAGTTTGGGCAGACGGCGCAGATCGCAATGGTGCTGCTTTATACCGGAATGCGTATCGACGAGCTGCTCTCTATGCGCTGCGAGGACGTGCACCTGAAAGAGCGGTACATGCAGGGCGGTGAAAAGACGGAAGCAGGCAAGAACCGCATTATCCCCATCCTTGAGCCCATATACAAGATCATCGCCTTTTGGATGCTGGACAGCGGCTGTGAATGGCTTATCCCGTCCAAGGCCGGGACAAAGCTGGACAAGCGGAACGTGGCTACAAAGTTCCGGGCCTTGATGCAGGAGTGCCATATAGAGGGAGTACACCCCCACACCCTGCGCCACACGGCCAGCAGCAAAATGGTGGAATGCGGTCTGGAAAAGACCGCAGTGCAGGCCATTTTGGGGCACAAAAATTTTTCCACAACGGCCAACAAGTACGTCTCGCACAACGACCCGGCATACTTGTTGCAGGAAATGAAAAAGATGAAATATTGA